TGAAGCGTAAGGCGCAGGCCAATCAGGCGTCGGGCGCATCGCGGACCTTTGTGCTCTGCCGGGGCGCGCGGGTGGTCGGCTTTTATGCCCTGGCGGCCGGATCGGTGAGCCATGATCTGATGCCGCGCAAGCTCAAGCAAAACATGCCTGATCCGATCCCGGTGATCGTACTTGGACGTCTGGCGATTGATGCGTCTGAACAGGGCAACGGTCTTGGCCGTGCAATGCTGCGCGACGCGGTGCTGCGGATCAGCGCGGCAGCTCATGAGGTTGGCATTGCGGCCATCCTTGTCCACGCCCTGAATGACCGCGCCAAGGCATTCTATCTCGCGGCTGGATTTACCGAGACGGCCGCTGAGCCGATGACATTGTTCGCCCGCATCAAGGACGTGAAAGCGATGCTGGGCGAGGCATAGCGCCTCATCTGCGGATCTCCAGCAGCGGAATGGACGTGATTGAGCCTAGCCGCTCGATATCGAGCGTGACATCAAGCGTGTCGGTATCGAAGCGGACAGGCACGTCGAATTCGAAGCCTGCAGTTATTGCGACGCCTGCACCGGGGGCGGCGTTGAAGCTGACACTGCCGGTCGTGATGTCTGCGCTCCAACCGGTCATCTGTTCGACCCCGTTCAAAGCCACCCGGATTGTGCTTGCGACGGGTTTGGCAATCGCGCGGGTCCAGATATTTGCGCCGGAGGTATAGCGTTTCAGGAGCGCGAAGGTGGTGACGGCACCATTGCCGGTCCCAATGGGCTGATCTGTGGGGGCGACCGCCTGCGACGGCAGGCAGGATTTGTAATCGGCCCAGTCCTTATAACGGAAGCCATGCAGGCGAGCGTTCCGTGCCTCGAAGAAGGCGACGACCGCTGCCAGATCATCTGCGCGGCGAATACCGTAGGCCACATCAAACCGCCGACGCGAGTTCGCCCAGCTGGCGTTGCGTTCTTCATCGCCACTCGCCAGTTCCACGATCTGGGTGCGTCGCTCCGGCCCGCCGCGCGCGCCACGGCTGATATTGTCGGGAAACCGAACCTCGTGAAAGGCCATCACATGCCCCTCCGGCCCAGTGACACGGCGCGGGCGATATCAGCTGCGACTTGTGTGCGGGATTGCCGGAAGCTTTCGGCGTCACGTGCGTTGATCGTGACGTTGACGGTGGGCGCTACACCTTGGCCCTGACCATAGCCAGCAGCTTGCCTGCGCGACAGAACCCGCTCGCCGCGTTGCAAGATTGCGGGCACCTCGTCAGGCTTCAAACCGGCCCAGCCTCCGGAGTGCATACGCGGGGCACCGGCGAAAGCCATGGTAGGGACCATCCGGCTGCTACCCGCCATGCCAACTGTGCCGCCTGAATGCAGGATGTTTGCGAACAACCCGCCCGAGCCGCCAAACGCACCGGACAAGGCATCGGCGATGGGGCCGAGAATAAAGCGCCGCGCGGCCAGCTTGGCCAGATCAGCAAGCATCGAAGTGACCAGGCTGCTGAAGTCCAACTTCCCGGTTTTGACGAAGTCGCCCACGGCGTTCTCGGCACTTTGGAATGCCCCGACCAGCGTCTGGCCGATATCCCCGCCAATGTCCCGGGCCTTGGCTGCATAGTCGGCAAGGGCAGCCGTAACCGCGCCCCAGCCGGTAGCAGCTTGGTCCGCACCCTCGGCGGCTGCGGCTCCGGCTGCGCGCGCGGCGGCCCCGGCACCACCGGCGGCGGCGGCAGTGTCATCAAGTTCAAGCCCGAGCGCATCCGCCGAGGTGGCAGCATCCGCGAGGGTCGTTTCGGCCTCGCTCCCAGCGCTGGTCATCGCGTCGCGCAGCGCCTGCCAACTCGCCAAGGGGCGGCCCGCAGCATCGGCCAGCATGCCTGCTGCCTCGCGGTAGCCATCGGCCCGGGCGCTGGCATCGTCGGCCGCCGCCCCAAGCCCCAGATCAGGCGTATCGACGTAAGACCGCCCCAGAGCCGCGGAGAATGCATCGGCTGCCGCAGCACCAGCCGCCTCGGCTGCCCCCGCGAAGGGGTTGTCGATCCCGCCGAGGGCCACCGGATCAAGCGTGCCAATCCGCACGCCGCCTTCGCCGGTCGCCCATTCAGGGAGCAGGTCCAGCGCTGCGTTCAGCGTCGTAATGAAGTTATTGATCCGGGTAACGACCCCGTTCAGCATCGACTCCACACCGCTGATCAGCCCGTTTGCCGCCTGAAACGCAAAGTCGCCAATGGCACCGGGAAGCCGCCCCCAGATCGCCTTCATCGCATCGAACGCGCCCTGGAACACAGCCACAGACCGGTCGCCAAAGCTAAACACACCACTGACGGCACCATCGAGCGCCGTCAGCGCTGTGGCCTTCATCCCCTCCCAGCCTGCCGCCATACGCGCCAGTGCTGCGTCCAGCGCGAGGCCAATGCGTCCCCATACCTCAGACGCGAGGTCGGAGAGCAAACCCATCGCGTTACCAAAGCCACCGGCACCGGCCATCAGCCGGGTGAACTGATAGACCAGCTCGCCCGCACCGACGATCAGCGCGCCGATGCCTGTCCGGATCAGCGCGCCGCGTAGGAAGACGAGGGCTGTGGCGAGCCCGCGTACCGAGAGCGCGGCTACAGCCATTCCGGCGACCCAGCGACCTGCCATCATGGCGGCAAAGGTCGCGGCGTAGGTGGTGAGGCGTCCGATGTTGTCGAACAGCGCCGTGATCGCGATGCCGACCGGGCCGGTCGTGCGCGCAACGCTGGCCAGCGCATTTGCGACCGCTTCCAGGGCTGGGGCCGCCGCGACCGCCAGCTGGTTCGACACACCGCGCCAGATCAACCCAAGCCGGGAGATCGCGTCATTGGTCCGCTCGATCTGATCGGCGTCCTGCTCGGAGACAACCACGCCGAAGGCAAGGACATCCTCTGTCGCCTGCCGCAGCGTCGCCGTGTCGATCCGGCTCATAGCAATAGAGCCTTCCTCGCCAAAAAGCTGCCCCGCAACGGCGGCACGTGCGGCAGCGGGAACGAAATCTTCAATGGCCGCGTTGATCGCACCAACGCGCTGATCCAGAGGAAGGGCGATCAGGTCGGCGGCCGACAAGCCCAACCGGTCAAGTGCATCGGCGGCTGGCCCGGTCCCGGCCGCCGCTTGGCTCAGCCGCCGCGTCAGATCCTTCGTGGCCTGCTCGATCCCGGACATGGAGACACCGGCCAGTTCACCCGCGCGCTCCAGCGTCTGGATCGAAGCCACTGTCGTACCGAGCGACTGCGCCAGTTTGGCCTGCGCATCCACCGTTTGCAGGCCGGAACCGACCATTGCAGCACCCGCTGCGGCCAGTGCCGCGATGGCCGCAGCCGCAGCAAGGGTCGCACGACCGGCAAATGCAGCGACGCGCGCGTTCGCGAGGTCCATCTCACGCGACAGTCGCCCGAACCCCCGCGCGCCTGCCGCACCCACACCCTCCAGCTCGGCGCGCACTTGTCGGCCGCCCTCGGCGACGAGGCGGACGGAGACGCGTTTTTCAGCCATCACGGCTTCCTTCCATCTGTTCGTTTACTTTGCGCACCATCACAGCCTCGATCTCGGGCAGCAGTTCGGCGGCGATCAGGGTGTCGATGCCCAGCGCCTGTGCGAGGGCCAAGGCCGCGCCCATGTCCCAGCCGAGCACAGCGCCGGGGATCACCCGCAGCTGCCCGCCAAGGCGACCGACCAGATCCCAGACCTGCCAGCCGTCCTGTGTTTGCGGCCGGTTCAGCCTTGCCGGGCAGTCCGGGCAGCGCCCTTCGCACGCCGCGCAATACCTGTCGCCCCCGCCGAAGGACCAATCGGCAAGGGCGCGGAGACGTTTTTTTCTGCGTCCAGGATCAGCCCGCGCGCGACGTATTGGGTCTGGAACGCCTCAAAGACCGGCCAGATCTCCAGAAGGGCGTCGATACCATCGGGTGTGACCGGCAGCAGATTGCCAGCGTCATCACCGATACCCTCCCAATCAAGCACAGCGCGGCGGGCGACGGATTTCGCCATTGCAAGCGCCAGTTCCTCGGTCGTGGCGGTATCCGGCATGGCCTCGATGGCGGGATCGGCGCGGGCCGACACCATCAGCGCGGTGGTGAGCGGGGAGACGAGCAGGCGCAGGCCTGGAGTATCC